CCGCAAACGGGGGGTGGCCCTTCGGGGCCATCCCCTTAACTTAACTGAAACCAAGGACTTATGCCGCTTAAGAAGGGTTATTCACAGAAGACAATCTCCTCGAACATCAGCAAGGAGATGAAGTCCGGCAAACCGCAGAAGCAAGCGATTGCAATCGCGCTCTCGACTGCTCGCAAAGCGAAGCAAGCGGCTGGAAAACCCGTCGGCAAACTGAAAAAATGACTGATTTCCCTATCATGGTGTACCGCTCGCCAGGCAAAAGCCCTGCGCGATATGGCACCTACGACTACTGCGGCGTCGAATCACAAGACGAACTCGATGAAGCCCTCTCTTTGGGCTGGAGTTTGAGTGTTGAAGAGGCTGTGGACACCTACAACAAGGCCGTTGAGGCCGCTGTAAGGCTCAAGAACGAGCCGAAAGTGAAGATTGTGGTCAGTGAGCCCGAATCCGAGGCTGCGCCTGCTCCTGAGGCTGCTGGAGAGCCGGTTTTGCTGGCTGAAGAAGACGAAGAAGACGAAAAACCGCGCCGCAAGCGCAAATAACCGCATGGGATACACTAAACGCCAGTTCGTTGAGGCCGCTTTTGAGGAACTCGGGTTGGCGTCTTATGTGTTTGACCTCACGCCCGACGAGCTTCAGTCAGCGGTGCGCCGGTTGGACGCAATGGTGGCGCAGTGGTACGCGAAAGCCATCCAGATTGGCTACCCTTTGACTAACTCGCCTGACAACGCTGACCTCGACACGCAGACCAATGTGCCACTCACGGCCAACGAGGCGGTCATCTTGAATCTGGCGATGCGTATCGCTCCGCAGTACGGCAAAGCGCCTTCGCCTGACACCAAGACAGGCGCGATTGCTGGCTACCAGACGCTCCTCATGCAGAGCGCCAACGTCCTTCAGCAGCAGTACCCTTCGCAGATGCCTGCTGGCGCTGGCAACAAGGATGTGGATTGGCCGTTCTTGCCGGTTCCGTCTCTTGGCCCCATCGAGCAACAACCCAACGGTCAGCTTCTCTTCCTCTAACATGGCTATTCAAAATCTCGATAACGTCGACAGCATCAGCCCCTCGACGTTGTTTGCTGTCAACCAGAACGGGCTCGATTATAACTGCACCGCAGCGGTGGTGGCTGACTTCATTGAGCAGAACGTCACGGTCAACGATGGCAAGGTCATCCAGTACTCCTCGCCGATTAGCGGCTCGACGGTCGCCATCAGCGGAACGAACAACAGCGTGTGGCTGGTGCTTACGCCCATTAGCACAGTGGCCTCGCTGACGATCCTGCTCCCGCAGGTCTCGGGCTGCGTGGCAAACCAAGAGATTCTCGTCAACACCACCCAGACAATCACCGCTTTGACGGTGAACCTGAATGGGGCGGTCGGAGGCGGCGTTCCGACGACTCTCGCGGCAAATGGTTTCTTCAGACTCCGGTTCGAGCCGGTCATCCAAAAATGGTATCGCGTAGGCTAATATGACACTCCCATTCAATCCCTCTTACGGTAGCGGACAAACCCAGTCAGCAACTGGAACTTCCGCCCAGTACAGCATCCGCTCTGGCACCCGCAGCATTTGCGTGACCAACACCGGTGCAACCAATCCGGTGTTTGTCCGCATCGGGCAGGGCACGATTACCGCAACGACCGCTGACTACATCGTTATGCCGAGCAGCCAAGTGTCCCTTGGCAAGTTCGAGGACGATAACGTCATTGCAATCATCTCGCCTTCTGGAACGACGGTTAACTTCATCTGCGGCGCTGGCCTGTGATTCGTTACCTCTCAAGACGACGCTCGAAGACGCCTGCGGGGCCCACAGTGACCCCGCCAGGGCCGCCTCCCGCCGCGTCGTTCTACCTGCGCCCTGGTGGCGGAACGAACTACTATCGCCGACCAGGCGGCGTTGACCGGTACCTCAGACCCTAAAGCATATGCCTGACATTACAGTATCCTCTGACATCGACTCCTTCATGCAGTCTGCCAACCGGCAGGCTGCGATGGATAATCTCGCCGGCGCAACGACCTCCGGTCAGTACCTTCGCGGGAACGGATCGGACGTTGTTATGTCGGCAATCCAAGCTGCTGACGTCCCAACGCTCAACCAGAACACCACCGGCACGGCGGCTGGTCTGTCCGCAACGCTGGCTGAGACGTCTGGCGGCACAGGGAAGACCAGCTACACGAACGGCCAGCTTCTCATCGGCAACGCCGCAGGCGGTCTTACCAAGGCTACGCTAACGGCAGGCTCGAACGTGACGGTGACGAACGGGGATGGGGCGATTACGATTGCGGCAACCGGCGGGAGCGCAACACCGACAAACGTGCAGGTGTTCACCTCCAGCGGAACGTGGACGAAGCCAGCAGGGGCTGTGTCAGTTGATGTATTTGTAATTTCTGCTGGCGGCGGCGGAGCATCTGGTCGCAAAGGCGGCGCAGGTAGTACTGCACCTGGAGGTGGAGGCGGAGGTGGGGGCTCGTATTCTGCTCGCACATTTAGTGCAACTCTACTTGGTGCAACTGAAACTGTAACAGTAGGAGCAAAAGGACTAGGTGGAGCGTCTGTTACTGTAAATGCTACTAATGGTAATGCTGGAACAGCGGGCACAAATTCATCGTTTGGGGGTTGGGTGATTGTGCAGGGCGGAGGCGGAGCTGGAATCGTGACAACGGCATCGGGGCCAGCGGGAGCATCTGCCTCTGCTAGAGCGATGTTTCAAGGTGGTAATGGAGGAACTGGAGGAACTGGAGCAGGTGCTGGAGGAAACAATACTACAGTTGGTTGTCCTGGTGGCGGATCTGGAGGAGGTTTGGCAGCAGCTACTCCAACAGCTGCAAATGGTGGAGTTGGTGGAGTTGCCTTAGGCACGTTCGCATCTGGAGGTCAAGCGACTGGTGGATTGGCTGGCGGAGGAAACGGTGGAACTGGCTCAAACTCGTTTGTTAATACTGCAATCGCAGGTAGCGCAGGGGCAGGTGGAGGCTCGTCAATCACTGCTGGCGTTAATGGTGGGAACGGTGGCAATGGAGGTTTTTATGGTGCAGCCGGCGGTGGCGGCGGAGCAGGACTTGATTCCACAAACAATTCTGGCGCTGGCGGTGATGGAGCGGATGGAATCGTAATTGTTACAACTTACTTCTAATCATGCGATACGCTATTGTTGATGATTTAACCAAGATTGTTCAGGGTGTCATCATTTGGGACGGCACAAGTCCGTACACGCCTCCTGCTGGCACTACGCTAGTCAACGTAGACGGGATTCCTTGTGGTCCCGGCTGGATTCAACAGCCAGACGGCTCATTCCTGCCTCCTCCTGAAGAGTCCAATGGCTAAGAAACAAGTCAACCTCTCGGTCTCTCGCGGCGAGAAGCTCCCAGTGTCACAAGGCGCTGGGCTCACCGCGAAAGGCCGCGCAAAGTACAACCGCGCCACAGGCTCGAATCTGAAGGCGCCTGCTCCCAACCCCAAGACCAAGGCAGACGCGGGGCGCAAGGCCTCGTTCTGCGCAAGGATGAGCGGGATGCCTGGGCCAATGAAGGACGAGAAAGGCCGGCCCACCCGCAAAGCTGCTTCACTCAAACGCTGGAACTGCAAATGAAAAAAGGACTATACGCCAACATCCACGCCAAACGCGAACGCATTGAAGCCGGTAGCAAGGAGAAGATGCGCAAGCCAGGCTCCAAGGGAGCGCCGACCGCTGCTGCATTCAAGGCTTCTGCCAAGACCGCCAAGAAGAAGTAATGCAAGTCCCACTGCTCAGCGGTATCTACACGGACGGGGCCGGCGACTTCCGCCGCAGCTACCCGCGCAACTTGGTGCCCGTCGTTCAGCCATCTGGCTTGAGCGAGGGCTACCTGAGACCGGCTGACGGGATTAAGCAGTTCGCGGTAGGCCCTGGGGTTGACCGTGGCGGCATTGAGTGGAACAACGTGCTCTACCGCGTGATGGGCACGAAGCTCGTCTCGGTGAGCTCGCTGGGGAACGTGGTAGTGCTCGCGGATGTGGGCGGCAGTGGTCAGGTGACGCTTGACTACTCGGAGACGCTGCTGGCGATTCTTTCCAGCGGAACGCTGTACTACTGGGATGGCTCTGCGCTCACTAGCCTCACGCCTGACCCTGCCATGGGGCCAATCACGGACTTCTGCTGGGTGGATGGGTACTTCTTTCTGACGGACGGGTTCTTTATCGCTACGACGGACTTGAACAATCCGACCGTCGTTCAGGCCAAGGCGACATCCGAAGCCGATCCAGACCCCATCATCTCGATTCAGAAGTTCCGGAACGAGGTCTATGCGATTAACCGACATACCATTGAGCTCTTCAACAACGTCGGTGGAACCGTTGAATCATTCCCGTTCGCTCGCATCGAAGGAGCCCAGATTCAACGGGGTGGAATCGGAACGTACTCCTGCTGCGTATATCTGGATTCTGTGGCTTTCGTCGGAGGCGGACGCAACGAGGCGCCATCGGTATGGCTGGCGTCCGGAGCCAACACCGTCAAAATCGCTACACGGGAGATTGACCAGATTCTGGCAACTTACTCTGAAACTGCTCTGGCTACGACTATCTGTGAAACACGTCTGTACAACGGACTTAACCACCTCTACATCCACCTTCCGGACCACACGCTAGTCTACGACGGCGCGATCTCGCAGGTCGCCGGCCAAGCCATCTGGTTTACGCTGGCTGACGGTCTCTACGGCAACAGCAGCTACCGCGCACGCAACTTTGTGTACGCTTACGACAAGTGGATTTGCGGGGACACCTCAGCACCCAATCTCGGCTACGCGGTTCAAGACATCTCCTCGCTCTGGGGCGAGCGCATCGGCTGGCAGTTCGAGACACAAATCTTCTACAACGAAGGCAAGGGCGCCATCTTCCATGAACTGGAGCTCGTCGCCCTGCCTGGGCGCGTGGCCATTGGCATAAACCCGACCATCTTCGCGAGCTACTCGACTGATGGCGTCACCTACTCGCAACAGCGCGGCATCCTCGCTGGTAAGACTGGAGACCGCAACAAGCGCCTGACGTGGATGCGCAACGGTCGCATGGGAGACTGGAGAACGTATCGCTTTCGCGGGACGAGCGACGCGCACTTGTCAATGGCCCGTTTGGAGGCGCGGCTTGAGCCGCTTGTGTGGTAAATGGCCAACTCCATCAAGCCCAACCGGAATGACCTTGCAAAGTTCCTGCCCGACCAGCGCCTCATCCGCGCCTTCGAGCAACTCTTCGAGTACGTCCCAGCCAGCATCGACGCCAACACCATTGACTCGTATAACTCTCAGACGTCTGCACAACAGGCGCTTGACACGGTTGAAGCCCTTCGCGACGTCATCGAGCTCGCTTCTACAGCGCCTGCTCAGCAGGCTAACCAGATTGCTGAACTGGCCCAGCAGGTAGCACTGCTCTCGCAGGCGCCACCGGTAGAGCAGCAGAAGAACCCGAGGTATGGCACCTTCTACGACACCACAACGCAGAACGCAGCGGCCATAAACACGGCATACGCCGTCACGTTCAACTCGACTGATCTCAGCTTCGGCGTGAGCACTGGAACGCCTGCAAGCCGCATTTACGTTGATTCTGAGGGCATCTACAATTTCCAGTTCTCCATGCAGCTAGACAAGACCGCTGGAGGCGTTGGTCTGTTCTACTTGTGGGCGCGAATCAACGGCGTTGACCAAGCCAACTCGGCCACCCAGATACGAATCCAAGGCAACAACGCAGAAAGTGTTGCAGCATGGAACTTCGTGTATAAGATGGCTGCGGGAGATTATTTTGAGCTCATGTGGTCCGTGGACACCGTGGACATCGAGATCAAAGCTTTTACCGCAGCCCCACCGGTGCCTGACATTCCGTCGGTCATTTTAAGCGTCACCAACAACATCTCCTGACATGGCTGTAACCGTCAAAAACATCATCCCGCCCAAGCAGGATGAGGCTGTCGCGACATCCCAGTATCAAGCGGTGAACTGCAAGTGCATCATCGACAAGTTCACGGTGACCAACACGGCGGCTGCGAACGTGTCCATCTCAGTGAACCTGATTACGCCATCGGGTTCTGTTGCTGCCAGCAACCGCATCTTGTCCTCAAAGGTCGTCGTACCGAATGAGACCTACACCTGCCCAGAGCTTGTCGGGCAGGTTCTTGAGTCCGGTGGAATCATCTCAACGACCGCCAGCGCAGCGACCTCGCTTACTATCATGGCTTCTGGGAGGGAAGTGACCTAGAGATGGAGTTTCAGCGTGAAATCTTTACCGAGCAACTTGGCAATGAAGCAGAAGAACTCATTGGGATTCATCACGCGGAAGTTTCTGGCGAAATTGCAGATCTTCCTGCAAGGGTTCCATACGATAAGTATGGGGCTTTCGAGCAACTTGGACTGCTCCGTGTTTTCACTGCGCGACATGAGTCAAGGTTGGTTGGATACAACGTATTCGCGTTCGTCGAACATCATCAACACGGTGTCAACTTTGCGTCCCACGACACCTTGTTTCTTCACAAGGACTTCAGAAAAGGAACAACGGGCATCAAGTTTCTTAAGTGGTGTGACGAACAGCTTAAGAACGATGGTGCGCTTTTTGTTACACAACACTCATCGGCATCCCTTAATCTTGAGAAGCTTCTTCTAAGGATGGGATATAAACTTGCAGAGAAGATTTACCTTAAAAGACTTTAATTTATGGGATTAGATCCTGTTTCATGGGCTGTTCTTGGAGCAGCGGCTATTGGCGGCAGCGCATCTGTATACTCTGGAAGACAGGCTTCAAAGGGGGCAAGAGCTGCTGCGGAAGCGCAGCAGAAAGGATACAGTGCTGCTCAACGTGAACAGGCGCGTCAGTTTGATGTAATGCGGCAAATACTTGCCCCTTACATTTCTGCTGGGCGTCCTGATTTAACGCAGCCGTATATTGCGGCAGGTCCAGGCGCTATTCAGCAGATGCAGCGCCTTGTTGGCCTTGGGGGAGAAGGGGCGCGTCAACAGGCTTTGCTAAATGTCTACAAGCAACCTGAGTACACACAGCTTTCTGACATTACTGACAAGAACATCAAAGAGTACGAAAGGAATAGAGAGCGTGAGCTTGCGGCTCTAAAGAAATCAACCGAGTACAGAAATCCGACTCTTGCAGAGGGACAAAAGGGAAAAACAGCAATCAAGCAAGCCCGTGAAGACCTGATTGCCAAGTTTCAGTTAGCTACCGACAAAGGTATTCGAGACATAGAGACAGAAGGGTACAATCAGCAACAGGCGCTGTTTAAGCCGATTCTTGAGGACAAGCAGTACGAGCAAATGGGCATGGAGCAGCAGCGCCAAGCCATCCAGCAAATCGAGCAGGGGCCACTGTTCCAAGAGCTCGCTCGTCAAGGCGAGGCTGCTCTGCTTGCGAACGCCTCTGCCACCGGTAGGCGAGGCGCCGAGGACACGCAGAGTGCGCTTGCACGGTATCGTCCACAGCTTCTGAACCAACTCATTGACCAGACATACGCCCGTCTTGGCGGTCTTACCAATGTGGGGCAAACCGCTGCTCAGAATCTTCTTAATGTTGGACAGGCATCAGCGGCAGGTGTTGGCGCTGGCGCTCTTCAATCAGGGAATGCAATGGCTAATCTGATGGTTGGACAGGCAGGTGCGCAGGCAGCCGGCATACAAGGAGCTGCCGCAGGGCAGGCTGCCGGTATAAGTGGATTTGGCAACGCAATCAGCGGCGGTCTTCAGAACTATGCGCTCCTGAACGCTCTTGGGACTGGTGGTGGCGGTTTAGGGTATGAATCGTTTGCTGGGTCTGGAGATTGGGCGGCAGGACAAGGGGCGCAGGCAGGATTTATGTCCACAAACGTGTAACATTATGGCCGAGTTCAACTACACCATCCCAATTCCTCAGCCAAACACCAATATGTTTGGCGGCGGGTTCTTTCAAGGCTTGCAAGCCATCGAGGGCATCAGGTCCGCACGCGCACAGCAGGAACTTGCAAGACAACTCGCCCCTCTCCAGCTTCAGGAAGCTGAGCTTGGCGTGAGATCGCGGCGCCAGCAGATGGAGCAGAGCGAGGCAGCTGCAACCAGAGAGGCGTCAAAGTTTCAGGACTATACGGTCCAGCGAAAAGCAGACAGTGACCTTGCTCTTGCGCTTTCTGAAGGCAAAAGCCCATCTGAAATCGCGAGGCTTCTTCCATTTGCAAGCGCAGAGTTTGCCTCCAAGTTCCCACAGGTAGCGCAGGCAAACATGGCTGCTAGAGTTGGACCAATTATTCAACAGGGAGGCCCAAAGAGCGAAGAAGACGTTCAGGAAATCAGGAATGCCTTATCGACATCTTTCATGCTTTCGCCTGAGCGATCACAAATGTTCCAGAAAGCGTTTGCCGCTTCCTCTGATCCAACCAAAACCAACTTCGTAAAAGAAGTTCTGGGCATTGGGTATGCTGGTCTTAGAGGAGACAACAAGACGGCGCTTAAAAAGCTATCAGACTACTCAACAGCTTTGTCAGCAAACCCAGAAACCAAGCAGTTGGGGGAAATGCTGAAGCAAAAACTTGATGAAGCAAAGAGTGCTGAGGAGCAAGGTCTTCTCGACAAGACGTCATGGTTCATCGACATCTCAAGTCTTGCTCAATCGTTAGACCCACAAGCTGCAAAGCAGTTTATTGATTTGGCAGATAATTTTTTTAAGTTTCAAAAAACTAGTGCAGAAACCCAAAAAGATATACTTGCTGCAAAAAAAGCTACTCAAGAGCTAGATGCTACTCCAACAAGAACTCTCAACAAGGTTGATGAAAAAATCCTTACTGCCGAAAGTTCTATTCCACTTGGTTTTACTAGCGACACATACGACGTTCTGAAAAGGTTTGAAAACGCGCCCATAAAGAGAGCTGGGTTAACTGCTAAAATATCAGATATTTTTACAAATGCAGCTTTTGGCGGGGATGAAGTTACCAAACTTAGAAATGAAATTGATGCAATTATAAAAGGTGATTCATTTAGAAAATACGCAGCACTTAACAAGGGTTCATCATCAGATAAAGATGTAAAAATCGCGCAAGGTTTTAACATCAGTGCAACAGCTAAACCAGAGTTTGTGAAACAAGCACTTACGGCCATAATCAACACTGCCGAAAGAGCAAGCCGGTTCGAGGAAGCGGAAAAGGCATGGGCTAGAGAAATAGGGATGATAGAAAAATCCAAAGAGGACATGGATATCCTTGGAGTAAAGGTCAATAAGGGAGACAATTACACCGCTTTCAAAAAGAATCTCCTAAAAGAGCTTAATAAGGTCAACTTTGTTGACGAAATCGGAAGGCAAAAAGAACAGGATCAAAAGGAAACTGAGGTGCGTGCGATGGAAAGCAGGAGAGTTCAACAAGGACCGGCTCCTGATTTCAAGAAGCTAGGTAAAATGCAAGAGGTCGGAGGAGTGAAATTTCAACTTGTTGAATAATGCCAACTTACCGTATCGAGATTAACGGGAACAAGGTTGACGTTCAGGCAAACTCGCCTGAAGAGCTTCCTAATATTTACGAAAAACTTAAGGACGTTGTTCCTCAAAAACAACCAACTCAAGGTGCTGAGTCGCCTTTCGAGCAACCCCCAGGGGAGCTTAAACCGCAGCAGTTCATGGGCAGGCAGGCCCGTGAAGAAGCCAGCCTCAACCGAGGTGTGCCACCGGAACTCATCGCTGAACTCAGGCAGGCTCAGACCGGTGAGGCTCCTACTCAGGCTGAGGTCGCCGCATTCAAGGAATCGGCAAAAACAAGGTCAACAAGGGACTACTTCAACCAACTCGTCTCTCAGGGCGCCATCGACCTAAACTCATCCTTCGACCCGCAGCAGTCACCGACGCTTGCTGGCGCATGGGAGAAGTACAAGCAGGAGATGGAGCCTTCCTTTTTTGGAGCAATGGCGCGTGGAGCCGAAGAGCAGGTAATCCCTGCACTCGGTGGTATGGCTGGAGCTTTTGTTGGTTCGCCTTTGGGGCTTGCTGGCAGCATTCCTGGAAGTATCGCTGGTGCAGTAGGTGCCGCAGAACTTCAGCAAGAAATCTTCCCGCCAACCGAAGCGGAGTTGGCTCAGCGCCGGTTCGATGAGGCAGTAACCGGCGCCAGTATAGGAAGAACCATTGGGAGTTTTGTGCCGTCACTGGCCACTGGTTACCCGTCACCTTCGCGCATTGCAGGGATTGCT